TGAAAGGTTATTTTTCAAAAACAAACCCATTAGGTGTATTAGCTCGTAACCTATACAATGAGGGCATGCTCAAAACAGTATCAGTATGATTCATGGTAAAAGAGAGAGATATGAACGATAGACTTATCATTACTAAGGCAGAGCTTCTTGAGGTGTCATTTGTTGCCGTACCTTGTAATCCAAACGCTGTATCATTAGATGGTAAGTTATATGATGAAGCTGTACAGAAATGATTTATTACAGAGATAAAAGAACTACCTGAAGTACCTGAAGACATAAAAGAACCCACAATACAAGAAGTTATGGACGAAATACAGGAGATTAAAGCGTTTATCAAGTGCTTGACCGATGACAAGGTCAGTAATGATGAGCTTAATCAAGAGATTGAGGAGGCGAAATCTAAAAAGAAGTTGCTACAGCAATTTAACAAGTCAGTGGATGACGCACTTAAAACAGTCAAATTATTTTAATTATTATTTATTTATTATGACTCCAGAAGAAATCAACCACAGTGTTGTTGAAACACTACAAAAAGCACTTCCAGCAATCGTAAACCCGATTATGGAAGCTAAGATCGCAGAACTTAATACTAAGTCAGCTGCAGACATCGAGGAAGTGAAAAACGAAATCAAAAAGTTTACACTTGCTAAAAAAGAAATCACTGCTGAAGCAAAATCTCTTATTACTAAGACAGCAATTGTCGATGGTATCAAAGGAGTAGCTAAATGATTGAAGTTCGAAGATGCTGTAAATGCAAGTCTTAAAACTATGTCAGAAGGTACTGCTACAGAAGGTGCAGAACTTGTATTCGACCAGTTCGAACAAGACGTAATCAGAGTTATCAACACGTTTGACGTATTGGCTCTAACTCGCTCGATGTCTATCATCAAAGGTGATAAAGTTACATTTCCAAGAAAAGATGGATCAACTACAGCCTACATTGTAGGAGAAGGTGCTGCAATCACTGAAAGCGAAGTGGCTACAGGTGCATTGTCTATCGACATCTACAAAGTTGCTACTCTTACAGGAGTGACTAACGAGCTATTAGATGACACAATGACAATCCCAGATCTTTACAACCTTATCGTTGAAGACGTAGCTGAGCAAGTTGCATCTCTAAGAGAAGATCTTGTGTTAGGTGGAACTGGTACAGCACAACCAAGAGGTATCACAACAACTGCTGGTATTAATGTTATTTCTTTGGCAGCCACTAAAAGAGTTGTTGATATTAGTGATTCTGTGTTAGTTGAAGTAATGACTAAAGCCCCTAGAAAGTTCAAAAGAGGGACAATGGTATTCATTATGTCACAGTTCACCTATGGTGTAATTATGGCACTCAAGACTACTGATGGTTACCCACTATATCCTGAACTTAGGAACTTTGCATCTCCATCATTGATGGGCAAAAGAGTCGTAATTACTGATTCAACTATGCTGGTACAGACTAATGGTATTGCTAATAGTATCTCAATCATCTACGGTGATCTTGGATATTACTACTCTATCGAGAGAAAAGGTTTAACGTTCGAGAAAGGGATGCTTGCTAACGACTTCAGAGATGATAAATCAACATTCAGATCTATTAGTAGATTTGGTGGTGCTGTATCTCTACCTGCTGCGTTTACTATTCTTAAAAATGGAGCAACATAGTAATGCGGAGGGGCAACCCTCCAGTTACTCACAATATATGGATACCTATATATTGTGAGTAACTTTATCACTAATCTATCATATGGATAAAATCAAAGTAGAGTTTACTAAGTATATCCACCCGTATAATGTGTGAGATATTGCGGAGATACCAGAGGATAGGGCTAACTTCCGGAAGGGTCAATGAGTTGAATTTGTGGATAAAGTAGAGAATAAAGAAATTACAAAAGCACCTAACGATAAAATGATGAAAAAAGTATCTACTAAATAAATCCAATGATAACACTAAGCGAACTCAAGGCATATCTAGGCATCTCATGATCCGACCAAGATAATCTCTTGGGTTTGTTTGTTAATTCGGCAAATTGAAAGGTCAAGAGCATACTTTGATATAATCCTACTGCTCAGACTTATACTAACATCAAGATCAATGGTAATGGTCAAAATACTTTTATTACCAAAGAACGTCCACTCAATTCAGTTACTTCACTACAGTACAAGGAAGATGTAACTTTTAATAATGTGACTGATCCTTACTTATTTAATAGTAACTGAGTTATCAACTTAGAATTTTTGCTATATAAATGATTTGCAAACTATCAGATCACGTATAATGCTTGATATGCTAGTGATAGCGTAGAATTAGCACACATCAATATGATAGCACTACAATACGCAAGCATGCTGTATAGTACAAGATGATCTAATGGTGTGAAACGTGAAAGCGTAAGCGGTGATAGTATAGAGTTTGTTGATACGTTTGACTTTAGTTGATTAGATTACTTCAGAGATGTTTACTAAATATCAACACACAGCTACAGTATCAAGACTATCACAGACAGTATCTGGATGATACAACAAATCATGATACTCTGCTACAGGCACAACCTATTTAGGTCATCTTAAGGCTCTATCTATACAAGATAGCATAGAGATCACAGACTTTGGTAAGTCATTTAAGTTTACAACTGCAAGCACCGCAGATATTAAGGAAAGCGACAGACTAACGATAAGCGGTAACGAATACGATGTAAAAGGTGTAGTAATATGTAATTGATTATCGTTTGACTCTTTACAATGCCTAATAACTAAATTATGATAAGTTTTGATTACAAAGTTGAGTGATTGGATGACTTCTTGATGAAGCTAGGCAAGATGACATTCGAGAAGTCACTCAATAAGTCAATCAAAAAGGGTATCATAACAGTAGAGTGAAATGCAAAAAAGGAAACGCCAGTAGATACAGGACTACTAAGAAGATCATACGAGACGAGCTTCACAAGACTTACGTGAGAGATCCGAAACTATAGAGAGTATGCACTTGAGGTGCATCAAGGTACAAGATACCAAAAAGCTAATCCTTACTTTAATAGGTGAATAGACAATAGCAGAGATAAAATAAAACAATTCTTTGAAAATGATTTAATTGAGTTATTACAATTCCTATCAGATGAATAAAGCACAAGAAATCAGCGATAAACTTAAGACTCTACTTGATTGACTAGCTTGATCAGGTCAGCCTTTTGTTAACGTGTTTGATTATTATACACTACAAAAGACTTGATTTCCTTATGTTGCTTTTGAGTGTGTATGATACACTGCCACGATATTAGATAGTTGTAATAACCAAAGAAATTATTTATTTGATGTACATATATTTCAAGAGATAATTGGCAATGATAGACAAGAGAGTACACAGATACTATACAAGGCAATGAGTGATGTGATTGATGCTATAGATACAGACTACACACTAACATGAAGCTGTCAGGCTTGAGTGCTACCAGTAGCTGGCAATATACAAGGCATAATCACAGAAAGCGGAAAGGCTTTAGTATTGCAGATACAAATAGTCTGCCAGAGTATTACATTCATTAAATAACATGACCAATAAACTAATCACAACAATAAAACAGTTCTTATGAATCAATCAACAAGGTTGACAGTTTTATCCTCTTCTTAATTCATCTTATTGATCATCTCACTTATCTAGTGCAGATTATATAAGATTATACACATGATGGGCATATACTGCTGTATCGACTATTGCAAACACAATGTGATGATTAGAGTATAGTATCACAAGAGGCACAAGCTCTGTCAACGAAATGAATAACCACAAGCATGGTTGATTGATAACTGCAGAGCTATTGATTGGAGTTACATCATACCTACAACTCACAGGGTCAGCGTTCTTGTATAAGTTTATGATCGGATCAAGGATTGACTCTCTATGGATGTTGAACACTCACAACGTAGAGATCAAAGATAAATCAGGTGATGGCTCTCTTGACTTTTACCAATACACAGCTTGAGGCAAAACATACAGATTTGAACCCGATGAAATAATACATATAGCACTATTCAATCCGTCAGCTGGTTATCCTTATACTAGAAAGTGATTATCGCCTATGCAAGCGGTCGCAATGGATATGGAGATAGATCAGGTAAGTTCTAAATGGAATCGGAACATATTCAGAAACGGAGCTAGTGTATCACAGATCTTAAAATCAGACAAACCAGTAAGCCAAGAAGTTAAAGGCAGAGCTATAGAGCAATGGAAGACTGAATTTATGTGAGTGAATAACGCCCATAAGATGGCATTCCTAGATAATGGCACTACCTTAGACGTCATACAAGCAAATAAAAGAGATCTTGAATTTATCGAGGGTAGTAGATTTACGAGGGACAAGGTATTTTCAATATTCAAAGTACCTAAATCAATTGTATGAGTCAGTGAAGATGTAAACCTTGCATCTGCACAAGTAGCAGAAAGTACTTATTACAAGATCTGTATTCAACCTATCGCAAGACTTATTGAACAACACTTCAACAAAGCATTATTCCCAGATGCTAACTTTAGGTTTGTTAATTACATCCCAACTGATACAAAAGAGCTACAAACTGACTATATGATGTGAGCAATAAGCCTAAATGAATACAGGAAAGAAAGGGGCTATGCTCCAGCCAAATGAGGTGATAAAATAGGACTAATAGATGATGTCAAAGATCCAGTCAAGTGACAATATGATGATATTATCAAGAAATGATACTTATCTAATTCTAAAGGCACTGAAGAACACAAACAAGCTACAGCTCAGAAGAATCGAGAACAAAAGATCTTAAGATTGGACTCAGCAGAGATGAGACTGACAAACGCCATTAAATTTATATTTGATCAACAAAAAGCGGACATCGTAGCCAAAGTAGATCAAAAAAGTTTGCTATCTAAATTGAAATATTCTACACTATGGTTATCACTAGTCAGTCCTATTCTCAAGGATGTAGTAGCTACTGAGTGAACACAAGCAAGTATACAAGTGTGAACATTATTTAGAGTATGAGAAAA